GATAAAGCTAAAACAATTGAAAGTAAATATAACGCTCTTCTTAAACTTTCTAATGATATGGATAAAAACAAAGAAGCAACTAGTAAATTCTTAGAGAAATACCCAACTCGATTTACAGGTGTTTATAACGTGTTTCCTAATGTTGATAAATTTGCATATATTAGTAAACTTTATCGTTCTATAGATAGAAATGCTATGTCATTGGCTAACTATATAACAGGTAAAAATAATGATAATGATGTAGTTCAGAGGATGAATCCACTTGGTTCTCTTATTAGTAACTTAAAAGAGATTAATCCAGATTTCATACGTAGTGCAAATATTAAAGATGCTTATAACATGGCTGTTGTTGGATTGCATACTAGTGGCCCTACTATTGAAATACGTTTTGCTAGCTTAACAGGTGAAATGAATACTACTATATTAACAAGACATGAATATCCATCTTCGTTAATAATTTCACCATCTTATCTCGGCGTTTACATAAATGCTTATCTTGCTGCTTATAAGTTAGGTAAGGAAACTGCTGATAATATAGATAGGAAATTTGGCATTAAGGCTAATAATGACCCTAGAACTGAAAATAAGATTATACTTACTGCTTGCAGACTATTAGTAAAAACATTTGTAGGAATGCACACTACAGTAATGAACGATCTATATTATTTCCTAAAAGCAGCATCTGATGTTGTAATCAAAACTTATAAATAAGGAAACGATATGGCTTTAAATAAAATGGTTAAAAAACTTAATCTAGAAAATGAAGTTGAAGAAGCGGTTATCGAAGAACCAGCTACTATAGAAGATGTAGTTGAACAAGATATTACTAACTCTGAATTCCAAGAGGCTTCTAAAGATCTTGAAGAAGCTATTGAAACATCCGATGAACTAGAATCAGTAGGTTCTGAGGTTCAAGAAGAACTTGATGCCGTTAACGAGAGATTAGAATCTGAGGAGCCTATAGATTCTGTAGATGTAACAGTAGTTAACGAGTCTATTCAACACTATAGCAAACTATTAGGATTAACAAGAGAATCTGTTAACCTTTCTTTAGAAGATGTTAGAAATAACAGTAGAGAATCTATGGAAGGCCTTAAAGTAGAGCTTGAAGGCATCGGAGAAAAGATTAAAGAATATGCTAAGAAAGCTTGGGATAAAATAGTCGAACTTATAAAACAGTTTATTAGCTTTTTATCTCAGATTCGTAGCTCTTTAAGTAAAAGAATCCAGAATATTATTACTAATGGATTAGAGATTCCGGATGAGGAATTCGAATTAACCAATAAAGAAAGAACAGTTCTAACATTTGGGTTTAAGTATCTGGTGGATTCATATACTAAAGCTATAGACACTCTTTCGCTAGCTGTAGGCAAAGCCGGTGAAAAGCTTCTTAAAATGGATCCTAAAACTAGTTCAGACGAAGCTACACGTATCGCAGAAGAAGCGGGTAATATTATTAGAGATATGGCTAATAAGTTAAAACCAGAGGATAACAATCCTAATATCAATATGAAATATTTAATAATGATAATGAAACCCCAAATTACTGGAAAGAACGAAAAACTATTGGTATTCCTTCCTACTACAGCTGATGATGAAGCTGGTACTATCGAAGCAATTGCTGTATTTGTAAGTTCAAAGAGTGGTAATACAGGAGTAGTTAAGCATGATAGAGTCCGCTTTAGCGATATTAAAAACGCAAAAGAGTACAGTGCTTTTGTAGATAAAGTTTATAGGGATAAAGAATACCTAACTAAAGAAGTTAATGTTCTTAAATCAGCATTAGATATGAATAAGTCATATTTAGATAATCTCTTTAATTTAGGTACTTTGATTGCTAAAAGACAAGACCAACATATGTCTACACGTACTTTAGAAGATACAAATAATCAATCTCCTATTTATTACGGGGAACTAGAGCATTGTAAAAGCGTTATTAAAGCTGTGCTAACTCTAGGTAAGAATTATATAGGTACTGTTGACTGCTTTGTTAAATATATCGAAAAGCATTTTATAAATCGTTCAGATAGTAAAGATATTGTTTCGGCTTAAAACGAACAATTTAAATACGGCTAGAGATAACTTTAAAGTTATCTCTAGTTGACTATTTTTATTCGCATTTAGTTATATATTATTTATATAGTAAACTAAAAACTTAAGGAGTTAATAATGTGTACTGAACATGAGTTTCAAAAAGAGATGTCTGTAGCCAAAGACTTAATGGAAACATATAGGTTTCTTAAGCCACATCTAGAAGGTATCAATGCTTTCGACTTAGGAGATGAACAACTTGATAAACTAGCCAATGATGCAATATCGGTTATATTAGAAAAGTATCATAATTTTCATACTGATTCTAAGGAGATACAAGTATATAATTATGAGTGGACACCTAAATTTGCGTATACTAAAAATCTTTTACAAAATGAAGATATTAAACTAGTTGACAGTAGTTTGAAATCTGAAATAAATATTTGGGTTTTAACAGCACTAAATGCTTTTATACTATACGTCTTTAATAATCAAATAGGAGATGATGAAGAAAAATTCAAATCTTTAGTCACATCGGTAAGATTATTTCTTGCACAACTTATAGAAGAAGAAAGTATACATAAGTTTGTAGAGAATGTTTCTGAAAGTGAGACACTTGAGGATAAAGTAGATAGACTACTAGCATGGTTAGAAAATATATTACCATTCGGTCTTTCTGTTATTGATATGTTTAATAACGAGCATGTGGCTAATTATCCTGGCGAGCATATATACCCTACAGTTGTTTATGAAACAATTGAAGGTAATATTGCTGTGTTTTATGTTACTGACATATGGCTACAAGAGCATGCTGTATATAAGAAGTCTTAAATTATAAGGAGTCTTACTATGTTAAAAGAGAATAGTTCTAACGCTTATTTCGATCTTTTAGAACAGTATAATATCTTTCTAGAAGGTGAAAAAATGAATGGTAATGCCGCGTTCTACGCAGATCAAATGTTTCAAGTTCTTGATCCTATCTTTGGGAATACTAAAGAAAAACTTGAGTCTAATCAGCTTGATATAGGTTTTATATTCTATAGTAAAACAACTGATGAATATTGTGCTAATCTATTACAAAAAGTTTTTATTAGACCATCTTGTATAACAGAAGATGATGAATATACTTTTGATCGCGCTGTTTCTAGTTATTTATATCTTACACTGATTAAACAAAACACTGATCTTACAGTTAATGATCTCATTAAGCTTTTAAGAACAGCTCTAGGGGTCGATATTGAAGATAAAGATATTGAAGAGTTAACATCTTGGTATCTTGATTCCCTGTCTGGAGTTATCTCTTATATACAAGATAGTATTAAAAAGAGAGCTAACGATAGTAATCCAGCTTATCCTATAGAAGTTCATTACGAACCTGATTTAGAACGAATAGGTGTTACTTTTGTTTATAGGCAACAATAAATTTAGATCTCTAGAGTTAAAACTCTAGAGACTATTTTTTTTTTGTTTTGTTCTATCAACACTTTACAACTTATTGAGTAAATTATACAAGGAGATAAATATGGCTGGAATATTCGAGTTCGCTATGAATAACCGAGCTATGCCTAAGATCTATATACCAATAGGTTGTCTTATGGATATACCAACTGCTTCTATTATAACAGGAGCTAAAGGTGAAACTATTTTTAACGGTGGTTTAGGTCAAGTTATAGGCGTAGTTGGAGCCGGTAATAACTTTAAAAGTACGTTGATACACTATATGACTCTTTCAGCTGCTAGTAAAATAGCGGAAGCTACTAAAACATATATTTTAACCTATGATACTGAAGTTAATATTAGTTTTGATCGTTTAGAGAGATTTGCATCTGAGTTTCCTTCATTAGGAGAACAACCTATTTTAGGTAATGATCCTATGTGGGCTATTATGGATAAATCTAATATGCCTGCTAATAAATTTGGGGATAATCTTTTTGAATATATGGATCAGAAAGTAGCTGATAAGAAAGGTTATGTAACAGTTGAATGTATGTTAGATCCATACACTCATAAACCAATGTCTATACCTGTTCCTACATTCGTAGAGATTGATAGTTTTACAGAGTTTGAAGCAGCTTCAGTGGCTGAAATGTTATCTGGAGATCTTGATGCTAAAGATACTAATACCTACGCTATGAAACAGGGTGGTTTTAAAACTAAGTTTTTAAGTCAGTTACCAGGACGTTGTCCACAATCATCAACATATGTTCTTGTTACAGCACATACTGGTGATAAAGTTAATATGGGTTTACAACCATGGGAAGAGCCTTCTAAGAAACTCCAGTTCCTTAAGACTGGTGATTCTATTAAATCTGTTGGTAGTAAGTTTAGTTTCTTAACTAACATTGCTTATCAAGCACATACAGGTTCAGCATTCTATAACCAAGGCACTAAAGGACCAGAGTATCCTAAAGACCCTAATGATATTTTAAAATCAGATCTTAATAAAGTTACGTTAACAACATTACGTTCTAAATCAGGTCCTTCCGGTGGTAACATAGAAGTTCTTATTTCACAAACCGAAGGTGTTCTTCCTACTTTAACAGAATTCCATTATCTTAGACAGAATAAATCTGGAACACCAGGTTTCGGTATTTCTGGTAATGATAGAAGTTATTCTCTAGATCTTTATCCGGATGTTTCATTATCTAGAACAACGGTACGTAGTAAAATAGATAATGATCCTAAACTTAGAAGAGCTATAAATATTACAGCTGAATTACATCAGTTACCTATCTATCATAGAGTTATTTTAGATACTGATCTATACTGTACTCCTGCTGAACTTTATAAAGATCTTAAAGAGATGGGATATGATTGGGATGTTCTTCTTAGTACAAGAGGCTATTGGACATTGAACCAATATTCACATCCAGTTCCATATCTAAGTACAGTCGATCTTCTTAAGATGAGGAAAGGTTTATATAAACCGTATTGGATGGATAAACCAGAAACTAAGAAGAAAAAGGGAGAATAAAACTATGAATCAGTATGATGTATTGTTTCAAGATGTTAAGACTTTAGAAACTAAACTACATACTGTAAATGCGGAAACCCAAGAAGAAGCATGTAATAAAGCTTCTTCTTTCACTAACGAGCGAGAACATAAACATTATAGGATAGTTAAGGCTGAATTAGTAGAAGTGTTTACTATTTTAGCATCGCCATTAATTCGGATTAAGGATTTATTATGCAAATGAACAATACTAGTTTTTCTTTAGAAAGTAAAACTCTTAGTAGCGCTGTTTCTACATCTATGGTAGATGTAGACTTGGATCAAATTCAAGCGCAGGCTCAAGAACCTAAACAATTAACTTCTAAGGATTTTTTTAATAAAAAAGAGGGAGACCTCGATTTAACTAATGAAGTATATAAAGCTATTGAAAATATTATAAATAAAGAAGCCGCAGAGTATTTTATAAACGATCCAATTATTGTAACTACAAAAGGAACAGCATCTATTTATCAGCGAGTATTAATAAATAGATTCTTTGTTCAATTGTTAACAAGAGCTAAGGCTTATTTAGATCTAGAAGGGGTAACTATGGTATTTACTGTTCTAACAAATAATGGAACGCATTTACCATGGTTACAAGAAGTTACAACTGTTGTTATACCATATTTACAAACTAATAACGTTTTTGGATTCTTTATAGATGTCCAAAACGAGCTTAATAAAAACCTATCTAAGTCTGAATAAGACTTAGATAGGTGACTTTTTATATTTCAATGTTTGGAGTAATGTATGTTAAACCATGGTGAAAAACAATTTATTTTTATTTATTTAGGTATTATTCTATTAACTATAGGCGCATCGTATTTAGATTTTTCATGGTCTGCAGATTTAATAACTTCAGGAACTATCCTTATCGTTCTTGGTGCTTGTTTCTTAATAATTAAATTTTTTCATATGATAATTAAAGTCATAAGATGGAATAGGAAATCAAAATGACACCTAAAAGAAAATCAGTACAAGACTATATTTTAAAATATGTTGGAGCTATAGTTTCTGGTAATGAAAATGTTAAACTTTATGAAGATCTTTTTAGTAGAATGACAGATGAAGAATTTGATACCTTTATGCAACGTATGAAGAAAGACGAAGTTCATATCTCTGTTGTAGTTCCTAATGATGGTAAAGTTAGAGTATCTGTAGAGAATAACTTTAAAGTTGCTAACCAGTTAGGTCATAAGTTCTTTCAAAGAGTTAAGGTTACTAACCATCCAGATTATCCAGATCATCTTCTTCCAGTTGAATCACTAACGATGGTTCTACCTATAAGAAGAGCTCAACAGCTCTTAGCTAAGAAAATATCTATACCAGAACATAATATGTCTATAGATAACTTAACTGGCCAAGTAGCTGGTAAATCTAGAAGCTCTAAGCTTACTTATCCAGAACAGCAAATGTTATTGGCTATGGATATGAAAGATACGGCAACTGAAATGGTTCGTGTTCGTGGTGGTGATGTTAGAGCACAACAGATGTATCAAAATGAGCTTATGAAAAATGGTGAAGCTTCCCAGAAGATGATAATGGAAGTTTCTAATATGATGTCAGATGGTGGAGTTAAATCTACTAAAACATTAAAACAATATTTTCAAGCTATGCATATTAAAAATACGTTATAAGAAGTAAGAGTAAGGAGAATATCTCTCCTTACTCTTACTCTTCTATGTTAAGATCTTTAAGCCAAGGATAGTCTTGACCGAATTTCTTAATAAGCTCTTCTTTTGTAGGTGTAGTACTGATACCAGTAACTAAATTGTTACCTACATTGATCATCTCAAGTTTACCTATTTCATAATAGCCAACATGAGGGAGAACCTTATCTTTAAATTGGTTAATATCTAGCCCTTCGTCCAGTTTCATATTGTTAATAGCTGGATTAATTTCATACCTAGGTATATTACCAACTATAGGTTCATCTTTAGTTGCTTCTTTAAATTCTTCAAAAGTATAGTTCCTAGTAAATGTTTTATAATTAACACATCTAGGTTCCCAACCTCTATCGACCTCTACTATAACTAATTTATTAGCCCAATTAGGATCAGTCAGATCTATAATATCGATATATAGCATAGGCTTATTAGCTCGGACATATATCATCTCAGAGTTATTACCAAGTCTTTGATACTCTTCGGTTGTAAACGTTGCTACATCTTCTAGCTTATAATATAGACTATTGATCATTATCCATTTATATTGTGCTGTATATCCTAATGTAGGATTATAAGCTAATATTTTTTCTAGATGATCTCTTAATGTTCCCTTATTGTAATAAGGTAGATCTTTAGGCAATACTTTCTCTTTAGTATTTAAATATACTTTAAAATCAGTACTTAAAGAATATTTCTTATAGATAGTTCTGTTTATATCTATACCAGGTATAAAGTTAGCTAATATCGAATCAACTCTACCAGTGTTTATAGTTTTACCAATTTCAAATCCATTAATTGTATCAAATAGTGATGATAGTTTATTACCAGTTTCTATTTGTGGTAAAGTTGTTGGTATCTGTAAATTATTTACAAGATTAACATTAACAGAAATTACCTTTTCTTTACTTACTTTAGATGGTAATACAAAGGTATCTCCACTATAAGCATTTGGAACTGTTTTAACTATAGGACATTTTGTAAGATCATCATAGGTTAATACTTTAACATTTGTACAATCATAAACATCCATATTACCATCTTTATCTAATAGACCGATATATACTAATTTACAATCTTTATATACTTCACCGTCACTAACAACTTGGAATGGTAGCATAGCTAATCCAATAGCATCAGTTTTAGATATTGTGTTTTCTTTAAGGTCGCTAATAGTTTTAGGTATATCTACATATTTACCATCAGTATTATCTTTTTTAAGTACTTCTGGTTTATGTTTTACTATATCTTCTGTCATATAGGTAAATAATCTATTAGAGTTTTGAGTACTAGTAGGACTAAACGCCATCATACCTATTTTAACATATTTAGTTCCATATACATAATTAGAAATATCTAATACTGTATAATTTTTACTAAAGTCAAAACTAGCTTCAGTTTGCAATACATGTTTTTCAACGCCATAACCACTAGGCTCGTCCTGAAGTTTAAGCTTATGGTTAAATACAGTTGTAGATTTAATCTGGTTAGGTTCATCTTTAGAATCAGCATCTATAGTTCCTATTACCTCTTCAATTGGTACTAGTTCTATACCTGCTAATTTTAAGAAATCTCGTGTACTAAAATTAGCATCCCAATATGCTGGTAATGTTCTAAAATCGTAACTACTAACTTCTTCTACCCAAGGACCATCTTTTACTATCAATTCTCCATAGTGTTTCTCATAAGCTAATAGAGCTGTTTGTAGATTAATAGTATTAGTATATGGAGGTATAGTGCTATCTATAGCACCAGCTTGAAGTTCTGTTATCTTATCTTCAAGAGCATTAAGCTCTGCTTGCTTAACAGTTACCCAATCATTATACCATTTATAATCATCAAGTCTAAACTCTGGAATAGTAACAAAGTCAGCCGAGTAAGTATTGGTCCAACCATCTTTTCTTATCTCTTGGAATTTTAATACCAAATCACCTTGTAATGGTTTAAGCTTAGCCATTGCCATTTTAGCTCTAAGCTCTATAATATTCACATTTAAGAAATATGGGTTATCCCAAGCATAAGCTTTTAATCTTGCTATATCGTCTTCCAATCCTTTAAGTTCGGTACCATATGTTATTACAAATCCATTCTTAGTACTAAGAATTGTTGGGTTATTATAATAAACAGAGATATCGTCTATTATACCAGCTGCTCCCATAGCATGTAAACTATAAGATGTTAACTTCTTAATGATCTTTCTATACTTATCCATATTTTGCAATAAGACATCTTCTTGATCTAATTCCACACCAGTAAATGTTCTAATCATAGACTTCATAGTTGCTACAATATCGGTATATTGGTTAATAGGAAATTTAATTCCGTTCTGTTGCAATAGTTCGTCTATCGTATATTCTTTACCATCGTCTGATAATGGATAAGCATCTGTTTTAATTATGCTTAAGAATACTCTTTTTATAGCATCAGAAGTTAAAAAGTTTTGAACATTACTGCACATTACCCAGACTATTTTACTTAACTCTATAGCGTCCCCTAAAAACTTCTTAAAGCTTTCTACAGTTGTAAATAATTCAGGTTCATATGGTAAAACCTCTTTAATAGCTTCAAGAACAGGTTTACTAACGCCATCCTGAATAATAATTGTATCGGTTAAATTCTGGAACTTAGCTTTATTAAAATCACAAACTCTATTATAAGTAATACTGCTTATTTTCATATCTAGATTATTAGACGCATAAAGCATAAGCTTAATAAACATTAATAGCCCAACTTTAGGAGTAACTGTATAAAGTTTATTTTCAGGATCTACATATTCCACTTCAGCAGTATCAAAAGTAGATTTAGCTTTACCAGAACTTATATTACCATTATACTGTATTTTAAGCCTATAAAGTTTATCTTTATGTAATGCATAACTCCAATAGTCCATAACTAAAGAGAATAAGTCTAGACCAGTTTTCTTTAAAAGTTCAGATCTATCTATATCAAGAACTTTAGTTTTTTGTTTTGCTAGAATATTTCTATTCGTATCGTCTATAACGACTGATTTTAAATACTTTTGAAATACTGGTGGCATATTCTTATTAACATCTTCTAAAGCTGTTAACTGTCTATTTGTCATAGAGTCTACTGATTCGGTACTACCATTATTTGTTAAGTAATATGGATTTAAATTCTTAGTTATTAAGTTAGCAGGATCTCTAGTATAACTAGGTTCATCAAGGTTATTCCTACCATCTGAGAACTTAGGATCGATTCTGCTTAAAATATATTCTCCAATACCGACATAGTTCATAGCGAATAATTTATTATATACTTTCTTAAACGTTAAGTCTTTACCAACATTATGCATCATAACGTCTAAGTTCTTATATAACCAGAATAAACTTTTCTTATTAAGGATATTAACATCATCCCATAGGTCCATTCTAGATCTAAAGAAGTGCTCTAAATGAAAGCTATGAACTTGGTACGTTCCTATTTTCTCTAATCTTAAATTTATAATTTTAAGATATATAGCAGAATATAAAAATGCTAATAATGATGGTAAATATAAACTATCTACTATAGTATATGGTTTAACATGCCATCTTGCTAAAAGTCTTTTAATATATTTCTCTAGTTCTGGTATAAGATAATATTCATTTGGCTCTATAAAGTCAGGGTTATAGGTTAATATAGTTCCCTCTTTAGCTTTTATAGCCTTATCTATGTCAACAGGATACATACATCCATGTATATACCTTATATGCTCTGGATATTCGTTCATATAGTTAGTATAGAACTTTTCCATCTTTTGTAATTCTATTTTAGTAGTTGGATAGCGGTTTAATAATTCCGCTGTTAGTATTTCATCTCTTTCTGTTTCTAACACTCTTATTTTTATAGGAGTATCAAGAGGGTGCATTTTACCGGCTAGATTTAAATAGTACTTCCACTCTTTCATATTCTCTTTTGTTGGTTTATGTAATGCTGGGTTATACCCAGGTGTATTTTCAACGCCAGCATTAATAACCATCGGGATCTCGTTTATCTTGATCACAATGCTATTGGTGAGCGCTTTGATGCCTGCCATGTAACGTTCTATGGTATACATCGAGTTGCCTCCTCTATATTAAAATTAAAAAGGAGATATTATGGCAGAAGATATGGATCTCCGTCCCAATATTCCAAGTATTGTTAATACTTCTCCACAAGTTGCAGCTGCTTTAAGTAAGCTGAACACTGGACAATCAGCAAACCAAAAAGCTTATACAGCTTATAACCATGAATCTATTGTACGTAGTACTGCTAATAAAATTAGAAACAATGAAAGCATTTTAAAACTCTTACCAGATCTTAAGATAGCTATTCAGATTATGACATCTTCTATTATAGATCCAAACAGTATGGTCTCTAATGGTTTTACTTATAAGGTACCAGCCCTTAACTTAGCTACATCTGTTAAGTCTGCTATCATTACTACTATTAAGAAGTATGTCGAAACTAACTATAAACTAGAAGAGAAATTACCTAAAATATTAGAAGAAGCTTTATTTACTAAAGGTTGTTATATAGAAGCTATTATTCCAGAAGCATCTGTAGATAGACTTATTAACTACTCAGGTGGGTATAATGGAGTTTCTAGTCTTAGCTACTATAGAGATGGTGAAGAAGCTAAAATAACGCAAGAAGCATTAGCTAATGTTTTTAGTTCTAATCAAACACCTACACATACATTAAGTACTGAATCTATTGTAACTGGTTACTCTAATATGGATCTTGGCAAAATAGAAAAAGATAAAAGGCAAAAACTTATAACCTTTACAGAGTCATCTCTTAACTTTGAATTTACGAATGATTATACTATCTTACGTAAAGCTAAAAACATTATTAATAATCTTACTGGGGATGTAAAGAAAGATAGATATACAGTTAACCTTGAAGCTGAGACAGGTGAAGATACTATCTCTTATCTTAACTCTTTATTTAGAAATACGTCTGCTAATAGACCATCTGATGTTGAATTTGCGCTTAAAGATAATGAAACTATTAGAGACTCTGTTTCTACACCATTAGTTATGCAATTACCTCCTGAGTCTGTTATACCTATTTATGCTACTGGAGAACCAGATAAGCATGTTGGTTATTTCGTTATGTTAGATCAATATGGTAATCCAGTTGATTTAGTTACTGCTTTACAAGATTATGATCTTGCTATGGCTTGTGGTAATTCGACTCAAGTTGGTAGTGGTACCGATATGAAATCTGCTATTATTAATAAGGCTAGATTAGGATTATTCGGAGGACTATCCGAAGTTCCAGAAATAGATAATATCGAACAACTCTATGGGGATATAGTAGACCATATGATTAAATCACGTTTACGTTCTGGAGATCTTGAAGAGTTAGTAGAGATACGTAACTCTGCAGATATTTATCGTGTTATGCTAGCAAGAGCATTGCAATCTAAATCTACTAAACTTCTATATTTACCTATAGAGTTAGTACAATATTATGCTTTTGATTATAGGCGAAATGGTACTGGTAAATCTCTTCTAGAAGATCTGTTAGTATTAGCTTCTATGGCAGGTATGTTACTTTATGCTAATGTTAAATCTAGTATTCAAAATGCAATACCAGTTACTGACATTACACTGGAACTAGACGAAGATGATACTAATCCTATGGGAACTGCTGAAAAGTATATGTCAGAAGTTTTAAGAACTAATAACGTTGCTTTTCCATTAGGTACTACAGAACATAATAGTTTACATAACTGGATTATTAAACAAGGTTATACACTTAAAGTTATTTCTCCTTATCTTCCAAAGATAGATGCAACTAGAGATGTGAGAACTGGAGTTAATGGCGATATTATAGATAGTTCTGGAGAAACATATTCTAAGATTATGAATATGATATTAAAATCTTTAGGTATATCTCCAGAGTTAATAGAGCAAGGACTTAAAGAAGATTTTGCGGCTACTGTTGTTGTTAAAAATAAACTTCTTGCTAAACGTATTATAGCATTGCAAGATAAAACAATGGTAATGCTTTCTAAGCATGTGAGAAAATACATAACAAACGATCCATTACTAAGACAAGAGATAGCGGATACAATATCTGCTAATAAAGAAGTAATCTCTAAGCATGTTAAAGCTTCTGTTGCTACTGATGAAGAGATAACATTAGATAAGATTAAACCAAAAGATCTTGAGAATTTTCTTATAGATATTTTTAGAACCACTATAGAAATCGAATTGCCATATCCAGAGTTTGGAGATGATGATGAGAAAGCTAAAGCATTCGATGGTTTCAAATCTAAATTAGATTCTGTTGTAGATAGTCTATATACACCAGAGCTATTAGATACCTACTTTATAGGTGTTGGTAATCAAGACGCTGATAAGATTAAAGGTATGATTAAAGCTGGTGCTACACGTCAATGGCTACAAAATAATAACTACCTTACAGAAGCCTTTGAGTGGTATGTTAAACAAGATGATGGACATCTTACTTATCCATTCTTCGACGAGAATGCAGATATGGCTCAAGCTGTTATTGAAGCATTTATTAACTATGCTGAACGTAGAGGTAAAGATGTTAAGAAACTATCTGATACCTACCAAAAGAAAGTTAAAGATAAGTTTGGAGATATGTCATCAGGTTCTGACTACGGAGGCTATACTAGCGACGATAGCAGTTCAGATGGTTCTGAAGGAGGAGATGACGTAGGCGGAGATGATTTCGATATGGACATGGACATGGGAGATGAAAGTACAGATAGTACTGAAGAGACCACAGAAGAAACTACTGAAACATCAGAAGAGAGTTCAGAAAGTTCTAATGAAGGTTCAGAGGGTTCTGAGGCATCAAGCAGTGAGTCTAGCGAATCAACTGAATTTTAAAGTTCATTATGTTTCCTTAAAAAAATTAAATGTGATAGATAGTAAGGAGTTATCCTTACTATCTATTTTTATTTTATTTTTGCATTCTCATAATTTGGTTCATATCTGTCAGATTGATTAGGATCTTTTACGAATTTATTAATCTTATCATCCCATTTGCCTTTTCTAGAATGAATAGCTTTAAATACTTCGTTAAATGCCTTATCAAAATCATAACCAGCTATTATAATAGCAGCTTTAATTAACCTATATAAACTATTAAGAAATCTGAGATGTTTATCTTCAAGTTTTTTAAGTTCTTCTTTCATCTCTTCATTATTTTTAGGCATATCCAGTTTAGCTTCTATAATAGGAATCATTCTTTTGTTAGCTATGAAACTAGCAGATTTAACTCCGTCCATTAGTTTAGAGATAAAATAGTCTTTATAAAGCATTAATGCTAATTCATCTAGATCTTTATATTTAGTTTTCTTAGTTTCAACTTCTTTCTTTTCATCTTCAGTAAGCTCTTGATCTAAATCTATTCCTTCTAATGCATTTGCTAGAAAAACAGAATAGTCTAATAATCCGTCTACAACGCCATCAAGATTTTGTGCTCTTGAAACTTCTGTAATCTCTTCTAGTAAGTTACTTACTAATCCGAGTTTTTGAGAGTCTATTGTAACGTCTCTCTCTTCTCTCCATCTTTTAAGTTCTTGATTATAACTCATATCTTTACCTTTCTATAATATAGAGAGCTATTATAGCTCTCTTATTTTTTATTTCTTTTATCTTTATGTATATCGAATATTATAAAGTTACTAAACATATTATGGTAGATACCATATGTTTTAGTTTTCTCCGAGAATATAAATAAATAATACCCATAGACTCCAATACCTTCTCTCTGGAATAATATGTAAACTTTAGGTTCATCACTTTCCATAGCTTTAAGTGTATTACGATCTGGAATATCTGTTCCTAAAACTAATTTAGTATTAACAGTAAACTCTTTACTATCTAATTCAAATCCACTAAGATCTAATGTTTTAGAACCAGGTTTAATTATACAGTTTAATTTTTTACCTTTAGTTTCGTAAATAAGATCTGTAATATCGAAGTAAAATTTACCTTTACCATTTTGGAAATCTTTAACTTCTGCTTTAGCAGTTTCTAATCTACCTATTAGTCCAGTTGTGCTATCATAAACTCGTTTAGCTAAGCCCGCCGGTTTAATAGGATATGCTAATGGCTCTCTACCCATAATAGATAGATCATGATCATGAACTGATAAAGCATCAGAACCAAAGGCATTAAAGAACTTAGCAAAATCTGGTTTATATAATTTATCAAGATCTATGGTATACACTAAGACTGGGCTTTCAGAATGCTCTTTATGATAACGTTCCATAACATTTACTATTTCAATTGGAATAGTATCCATACGTATCATACCATATAATGGATCTCCAGAACGTTTACCAATATCTATAGACCCATAGTTCATAACGGTAAAATATGCTTTATCAGCATCTATGTTATTAGTAGTATTGTTAATAAAATACAATTGCCTAAATCTTAAAAAGTTAGGTTTACTAACATTAGGTTTCCAGTAACGATCATTATGGCATTTAAATAAATTAACCATTTGACCATTTAATGCTAATTTCCTTGCTTGGTTAGCAAGTGAATCTGCTAGTTCATTTCCTATATCCCCATTATGTCCTTTTACCTTAGAGAAAAACAATTTTGAATCATTTGTTTTTACCATAAAGTCGACTAACACTGGAACCATATTTAAAATATAGTTTCTAGTAGAATCAGCATTTTTAGAATATACAGTATCTATATGTTCTTTAAGTTTTTCAGCATTTTCAGGTTTAGTTAATTCATTATGGTTTCTATAGATGTTAATAACATACCCCCATATTCCTAAAGCAACTTTAGAATCTGAATATATTACAAAACGTTTTAAGATATGACTATTTGATTCTACTAAGTCACCGACTCTTAATAAAGCTTGTTCTATTGCTTTTACTTCTGCATCGTTAGAATATCCTTTATCATTTGGAACACTAAACATACCGTCTAAATATCCAATTGGATTAATCTTAAGGTTATCTAAATTAGTAGTTGTTAATATTTTCAATACTTCAGCATTATCTGTATCATAAACAATATTTGGATTAACATAACCAACTGATGTTGGAAATCCTTCGTTAGGTACATCTGCTGATTTCTTATATTCTTTCTCTACGTCATAATAGAATCCGTGGTATCCCATTCCAAGTTGCCCTGGTGAACCTGGTCCTGCAGAACCATCTGTATATACAAATACAGCTATTTCCATTTATAACTCCTTAACATTTCTTCAAAATCACGAATAAAGATTCTCAAAACTATAAAATAACTAGTAGCATAAGGATACTCCTTACACTACTAGTTGAATGTTACAACCCACTTACTTTTATGGAAATGCTTAATAGTATTAGGTAGGAATTAACCTACCTAACTTAATCATGATTTAACCAAATGGTTAATTAGTTTAAGTATCTCTAATATGATACCTAAGACTATCACGACTAATTCAATATGATTAATTGATATATTAAGCATATTAATTAGTCTCCTTTCTTTAACTAATTAAAGTTAGGAAGCTAGTCTTCCATAGACATTATATAAAGCGGGTTGTGAAAAAACAATATATAATGTCACAAATTTAGATGCCATAGTTAAGAGAACTATCTCTTAACTATGGCATCTTTTATTTTATCGTAATAAATACGGTATGTCAAGACTTCTGTGATTTTGCATACTGTACAGCACTATGCTGTTAGTAAATATATAAGGAGGCGAATATGGCTAAAGATACAGGCATATATACACCCGAAGAACAGGAATTACTTAATAAAACCTTAGATTATAGATTACGTATGATGTCAGAAGTTTTTAAGGAAGGTACACCTAGGAGACCAGGAGATATAAGAGTTGCTAACGAAGTTCTTAACTCTATAGATTCAGCAGTTGATAAAGCAGCTAATACTAGACTTAAACAATCTGCTGTTAAAAATGACGCAGATGTTAAAGCTACTGTTGTTGGAATTCTTAAAGCACAAGCTGAACGTAGGGCACAGCAAGCTAAACGTACAGTTAGTGTTGATGTAGCTCTTGATGAGATACCAGAAATAGAACGACCTGTATTTGTACCAGGTGAAGATAGCTTTGAACAACCTACATTAACAATGGAAGAGATTATGGGAGAAGAAGATGGTAAAGAGTAGTCAACTTAGCATTTATGGATTAGCATTAATTAATGCTATGCTAGCTAATAGATATTATAAAGTCCATAAGAATACAACTCTTAATGAAAAGTTTAATATCTTACCAACGGATCATACACCACAAGGGACTATCCAAGTTCCTATTTTTCCAAGACCTAAATTATTTGTACTTGGGGTAGGCGGTACTCCATATATTGACAATGTTAATAGTTATAAATATAGTCAGCATTCAGTACTAGACGCAGCTTTGTTTAAACATATACCTTTTGTAATTAGAAGGATTAGCGACGATTTAGATTCTATAACCAGACAGAAATATCGTTTACGTAAAACTATAACTGTTAAAGGTGATGAGTACTATGCTTATTACGCAAAGGTGTGCGACCTTATTGATTATAGAAATTATAACTTCTTAGTTAATAAAGTTAATGGTAATGATATTCTATCTATTATGAACTTTGATTCAGATCGTTATCTTAATCCTACTCCAGTTGTTAAACCAACAGATCCAGCTACAGTAACAAATGTTAACTCTGTTATTAATCGCTTTAAATTTGAATTTCTTCTTACAGAAGATGAACAAAAAGAACTTCGTAACGTACTTACAATTTTAGAGATGGAAGATATTGCTAAAATAACAGAACTAGGTATATGTCATGGGTATGATATTCCAACTACATACGGGTATGAATCTTTAGATACACAGATTACTTATTTTGTAGATATAGATCTAGATGTTGCTTTAGACTTAAATAGTACAATTAGATTCCAACGTAATATAGAACTTGGCGGATCTGAACCATTCTATAATATTTTAACTTAAGGAATCTAATATGGATAGCTATGATGAAAATTACTATACTATTTTAGGTTTAGACCCTGGTAATAATTTAGGTATCGGAGTTCTTAATATTAGTACAGAGACAAATGAAATATTATCTGTAACAGCCCAAACGCTTGTGTTAGATAAATACGTAGAAGATGAAACTTTTAATGTTATGTTAGCCAGGATACAGAAACTTCATAATGTTATAACACAACTGAATATGATTTATCAACCTATAGCAGTTTCTTTAGAAGCAGCGTTTATGAACTCTAGATTTCCTAAATCTGTTATACAGCTATCACAATATGTTACCACAATAGAACTTGCTTCAAGACTCTCAAATCCTTGGGCTAGGATTTTTAAATATCCTCCTAAGTATATAAAATCAGTTGTTGGAGCAGGTGGAACTGCTGACAAAAATGATATGAAAAATAATTTACTTAAGATTCCAGCTATAGCTGATAAAATAGATCTTAACTTATTATCAGAACATGCTATAGACAGTTTATCTATAGCATATGTAACTTATAAAGAGTTACAACTTAATCCGCACTATTTAATATCGCTTCCATTCTAAAGTAGATTCTTTAGAATGGAAGTCTATTTTTATTTCTTACTAAGAATTTAAAGACTAACATTTATGGAGTAGCATATGCGTAAATGGTTTTCCTGGCTTTTTAATAAAAGTCACCAACTGCCATCTACGTATGGCAGTAAAGTTAAGGAGATCTTGGATGGTGAGATTGATCTTCGTAAACTATATAATAGTTATTCAACGTTTGTATTTCCTAACCCTAGAGAATATCAAACAGAATTAGAATCTATTATGCAGCAAGATATTCTAAGAAATGAACTTAGACTTACATTAGTACCAGAAAATAAAATGGTAACTATAAGTTATTTAGATTTCTTAGGTTCAGGAGGTAGAATACCAACTGACCCCATTGGAGATCTTAAACTCTTTATCTCTGTTTTAGATAGGTTTAATAATTATTATAATCTATATGCGAATATTAAAGGTAATATAACATTATCTGTTAATCTCAGATACATTCAGATACATATTATTTATATAAGAAAGATAATAGATACAGTATATCTTTCTGTTAAGACTAACTAGATTATTACTAATCTAGACACAAGGAGTTAAAATGGGTAATGAAGTTACTCAGGGCGTTAAGAACACTTCTACATCTGAGGTGTTTAGTAAACAAGTTGAACAGAACACTAATGGTGTATTAGCTAATATGTTCCGACGGTTAACAGGTAGGTTAGGAGTTGTTAATAAATTACGCAACTTATGTAAGATGGCACAGACGAGAGATAAGATGTATCGTATGGAAATGAATAGCAAAGTTTTTGACGAGAAACTTGAATATCGTTTATTCCAAATGGCAACTGCTCCAAAGATGACATTTGACAGTTTTACAAAACTAATATCGCACCTTTTTAATGTTAGCGAATTTAAGTTTAGCGTTAGTGTTAAACCTAAGAACAGTGATGAATGGATAACCGTAGAACAAACTGTGTTTAATACTACTGGTCCAATAACCGATCTTGAAAATCTAGATGAAGAAGAGGTTGAGTTATTAAAAGATTCTCTACAAGAAGATGAGGACGACGATGAGTGAAATTAAAATAATAACAGAAGAGATACTAGATAAGACAGCACTTATACTTACTGAATCTTATGCTGATTATAAAAAGCTAACAGCTTTTTTAGCAGATTTAGATAGTATAAATACGTTTGGTTATTTTACTACTAAAGGTAAAGAACGGCTACGTGGTTTTATATATGCTAACCCAGCTTTACAAGAGACAAGAATAGAAATACTCCAGATTATGAATAATGCATTTATTCAACAAGGAGTAACTATTTATGGTCAATCTGCTTATGTTGCAGAGATCTATACTCCATTAGTATTCGACGATGATCTTAAAGCTGCATATGTTAATCTTATGCCAGAGTTTAAAGAGGATATACTTTCTACTTATGGAGCAATATTTGTCCAGTCGATGATGCTAAGAGTTCTCTCTACTAGAATCATTAACTTGATAAAACCAAAGCTAGTAGCAATAGAAGAAGCTAATGCAAATAGTGAAAAAGCAAAAATCAAAATGGAATTAAGAGATCAACTACCTGATAGATTGGAGGTACCAAATGTACCAGAATAAAACTGAGTTTCCAGAAGTCTCTGGTCTAGAAGAGGGTAAAGATTATATCTCTCTAGTTGCAGATAGTAAACATATTTTAGGAAGAGCATTAAGTATAAATTATAACTATGTATTTAAAACATTAATTGGAGATGTTAGAGGTATAGGAAGATTTATGCAATATGTTTCTACAAAGGGATATCCATATCGCTTAGTTATGAAAGGTCAATTTAGTAATAAAGATCTTGGTATTATTAAGAAATTACCTACTTTGAAATTACCAAACTATTGGGCTATCATGGCATATGCTTTATGTACTAGAGTATCTCAAGATCCTAAATTACAAAAATGGTTAAAAGAGAATACTCTTCCATTAACGATAGCTAGATGGGAAGTTCGTAATAAATATGTAGAAGAACTAAGTAAGCCAGTTTACGTAAATGTAACTCAACTAGCAAATTATTTAAATATCGTTAGAGATATTGAGAAACTTCTAAAAGAAGATAGGTTTGTAACTGACGAAGTAATTAAACTTATCAATGGTTATAAATATGATAAAAAGGTATCTGTGTTTCACAATGCTATAACAGAAGTGCCTAAACCAAAAAAGAATAAGAGTGTAGAGGAGTAATATCCTCTACACTCTTACATTTGTTTTAATTTTTCTTGTCCTACAACACCTGGTGGTCTTACTCTAGGTAAGTTAGTGTTATTAGCTGTTAATCCATTAACATCTACAGGTTTCAGATTTTCTTTTCCAGCAGCACGTTGTTGCTCTCTAAGATTTTGAACTCTGTTAGCAGCATATGGATCATCAACTGTATTAGACTTAGCTAATAACGTTTTAATATCTTCCATCGTACTTAACATCTGTTTATTAACATCAAGTTGATTAGTTTGGATACTATTATTTTCCGTCATTGTAGTAGCAAGACTATCAACAGCCATGTTAGAGCTAGCTGTCTTTTGTACCTCTAAATCGGTCGGTGATGTATATGTACTTCCATCAGATCCTGTAGAAGCATTATATCCTGTACTTGGTGTATCTGGTCCATCTGTAGAACTATCTCCAATATTTTCAGGTTTTAGGTTTTCAGTAGCAGGATCATACCTATAAAGGCTTGGAACCATATTACCATATTTTGTTCCTGGTGAACCATAAGGCCTAGTTTTAGACCCTCCAGTTTGATGGAAATCTGATACCCAGTGATCACCATTAAACACTTGTATATGTCCATGTTTAATACTATTACTTCTACCAAAGACTTCAATATCTCCTGGGACTGGAGATGTATTTGGATCTATCTTCTTAAATCCTACATCTTCTAGAATACCATTAGTATCGTACATATAAGCAGAAGCAGCTAAACCAGGTTTCTTATATTTCTCTGTTATAGTAGATCCATCAGATGTTGTAAATCCTGAAGATTCTAATGCTTCTCTTACGTTAGTAGCACATTGACTTCTTGAACTATCTCCAGCAGTTCGGTTTATTGTATCTACTAGAGCCTTAGACTTATCTGGTAAATTAGAAGTATCTATATTAACAGATTGATAATTATTAGTATAACCAGAAGAACTATTATAACCTTGGTTAGCACCTTGAACAGATGTGCTAACATGTTCAGGACTATTGACACCAGCCATACCTTTAGTACTTGCAAAATCACCTTTAAGTGCCTGTTGGAACATTTCACCTTTTGCACCTGCTGTAGATGAATCTCCTTGATCTGCACCTAGTTGTTTCTTAAATTCGTTATAGTATTTAATACGTTCGATCATACCATTATTGCCACCGTTAACACCTCGGTTAACAGTTTCAATATCATCATCCTCTATAGCTTGTCTAAATTTAGGGAATTTTTCTTTTTGTCTCTCCCACCATGCTATAGCAGATGCTACCGCTAGTTTAGGATCATCTTCTAAAAGTTGAGGGTATTTAACAAGGTCAACACCCATTCTAGCACCGATATCAGCATAGTTAGCTCTACCAGTAAGATGTATAAGTCCTCTACCTTTATATCTAGCGCCATCACCAGGTGAGGTATTACCTAGATCTTTTCTACCGTCATATCTACTAAGATACTGAGCGCCTCCTAGTTCTGCGAACCACTGATAATTCCCAGTTTCATGTTGGACATTCGCTAGGAACATAGCCTGCTCTCTAGGTGACCATCCTAATTTATTCATAGACCTTATGGCTATGTTCATTAGGTTTTCTTTAGTCATTCCTTTAGCTTGGTTTTCTTTAGAAGTTCGAGGTTTATCATTTATGGAACTACTGACAGAATTAGCTTTGCTAAAGAAATCGTTATTAGAAGGTACAGTAGCTTTATTATCATAGTTAATAAGACCATCCCTAATAGCCCTATTATTATTGTTATTATTAGGGTTATTGGTATTATTAGGCACAGTAACTTTATTAGTGTTACTACCACCGAATGCTGCTGTTAAGATTTTCTTAAGAACATCCATAACACCACCAGATGATTTAGCCTCTTTAGCTTTAGCTACAATAGCATCTTGTATCTTCCAAATCTTATTTGTTAGCCATGTACCATAAGTAGCTTTAAGATCTGTTAAATCTGGATTATCTTCTCCAGAAACTACTTTAATAGCTTCTTTAGCTGTTGGAGTGTCTAAGCTTTTAAGCATTTTGAGATAATCTTCTCTACTTATAGATTCATAAGTGGTTTCTTTATCAGTTGTTCTCTTAATAGCTAATGCACTATCTGAAGTTAAACAATCCCAGAAGATGTTATTAGTAGGTTCACCTAGGTTATAGAATCGTCTTTCTTCAAGATCACCATAGGTTATCTTTTGGGTACCAACTTCTGCTGGTATTTTAACAGATCTTTCATCAGCTGTTAATTTATTAAAGGCATTAAGGAAGTCTAAGTAACGTTGTTTAGCGGCGTCGGCTGCTTTATTAACAACTGTTGTCTCTGTGGCAAATGTCTTATGCGGTTGTTCACCAGGTGCTTTACCCTCATTAGCTTTCATAGCCTTATCATATTCTTCTTTAGAAACTTCCTTATTATCTACCATATAAGTTTTAGTATCTTTAGATTCTTTAGAAAGTATTTCATCTTTCTTTTTAGCTACGTCTGGTTCATCTGGTTTAACAGGTTCTCCATTTTCATCAAGAACTGGATCATCGTCGTTAAATAAGTCAAATCCTAATACCGCTTTACTAACAGCTGATTTAAGATCTAGCCCGTCAACAGCCATGTATTTGATACACATAGCAGCGTCGTAAATTAGCATACCCCAGCCTAAAATAGGAACAGCTCTTGCAGCTATTTTACCAGCTACTATTGCTATAAATCTTCCGCCAGCTTTAGTACCAAGTCTTTTTAAGATAGTAGTATTAAACGATTTTAAGATTCCTATAATTTTCTTAGCTATAGAAGTTTTACTAACCGCAGTCATTACTTCACCGCCGGCTTTAGCGATCTTCGAACCTACTTTAGTTTCAGCTACTTTAGATACAATTTTACCACCGGCTTCAAGAGCTTTACCACCAAGTGATATTGCTCCTTTAACAACACCAGTAACGCCTTTACCTAAAAGACCTCCTAGCATATTGAAGCCACCGTTAATTAGTCCGCCAACAGATGTAACTGCATCAATAACTTTACCAATACCAGTACTGATCGCACCTAAGAATCCAATAGCAGGCATTAATAAACCCTTAAGTTTACTAAATAGTCCTTCTCCTTTTTCAGGTGCTTTAACTTCTTTAACGGCAGTATCTTTTTTAGGACCAGCTTTAGCTTTTAAACGATTCCACCAAGAGTTTTTATTCTTAGGAGCATCCGGATCATTCTCTTCATAAAGGTTATCGTCTCTACTAATACCGCCTCCAATACCAAGCATCTGACGTTCTTTTTTACGAAGAGCTTTTGGTATAGGAAGGTTCCAAGCATCAGCTAGCATTCCTAGACCAGTGCCTATTCCTTTGCCCATATATCCTACAGCTTGAAATGGCGCTTTAACTAATCCCCATGCGGCATTAGGTAACATCTCTATAGCCTTGCGCCCCATCTTTCCGTATAACTCACGTTCTTTCTTTCTAAGAGATTTAGCAGTGCCAGATGTCCAAATTTTATATGGTAATTTAAACGGCATTTTTAAAGCACCGACTAAACCTTTTTTACCATATTCTTTCATCATTCCCATAGGATTAGCTAACATGCCTAATGTTGTTCCAATAGCATTGAAAACAGCATCAACCTTTGCATCCATAAGAGTTTCACGTTCTTCTGCAGTTCGTTCGGACGCTTTTTTCTTTTTGATAGCATCAAGTTTTTCTTTTGGATTAAACTTATCGTTTAACTTTTTAGCTATCTCTTCTTTCTTTCGTTTAGCCGTATTAGCTAAATCTAAAAGTTCGTCTTTAAGGGTATCATATTTTTTAGCAGTTGCTTCACCTAGGCCACTAGCTTTCTCTTTAAGGTCATCAAGTGCCTCTTGGTCACCATGTGACGCTCTTATAGCTAATTCGGTAATCTCTTTACCTTCGTTCATACTAGCTTTAGTTTTATTTATAGCATCTTCGTAAATCTCTTTAGGGTCCGCTATTTGAATATATGCTTTAGCAGCTTCTAATTGTTCAGGGGGAAGAATCTTAGAAACTTCTCTAATAAGATTGTCTTTAGCTTGTGCTATAACTTTAGCTTTATCTTCTTTAGCTGCTTTATAAGATTCGTTTAGTTTAGCGAAGGTACTATCTAAACCAGCTTGAGTATAGCTCCTAATATCTTCTAAAGTTACACCTGCTGGTACACCTTGAGAATTTAAGAACTCTGATCCATATGTATAAACTTTATCAAACTGAGATTTAGCATATGAAGTTCCCTTTTCGTACTTATCGTTAAAGAAGTTCTTAACATTTGGCATTTTACCATTTACGAATGCATTACCTCTGTCAAAAGCACGATGCATTGCATCAGAACCTCTTTGGTATGTTCCTGTAGCTTGGAACTGCGCCATACGCTTATTAGCTTCACCACGCATAAATCTAAAGAGTCTTTTAATAGTAGGGTCGCGATCAAATTTAGCTAAAGCTCTGTCAAGTTTCCTTTGGTAGCGCTCAGGGTCAGTTCTCCTCAACTGGATATTTTCAGGATCCATGTTGAATTCTCTTATAAACTGTTCTCTTCTTAGTCTATAAGATTGTGCAGCTTGTTCTTCTTCCGACATTCCAGCACTACGGAACATTCTAGTCCCATGTGCTCCGACATAGTCACCTTCCTCTAAGCCGCTATTAAGATTTCTAACACCAGATCTAATATTATTCCAGTCGTTTCTTAACCCTTCGCTAAGAGTACTATCATCTCCCCAATCCATATCGTCGTTATATAGATTAGCATTAACATTATATGTTCTAGATCTAGCAGCACGTTTAAAGATATTCTTAACACCTTCGCCGTTAACTGTGGTAGAACCACTAAGACCATTAACATTAATTAAACCATTCCTAACAGCTAATCCACTATTCATGCCAGTAGCATACTGTTGCATCATAGCTGGCGACATTCTTAAGAAGTCTGCGGAGTTAGCAAATAGGTCGTAGATACCTTTAGAGTTACCACCGACTCTTAAGTCTTTTAGAAACGCTGCAAATAGATCTGCTGCTTCTAGCTGTAAGTCATTAGGTACAAACTTTAAGAACCTTGGTGTTGACATAGCTTCTGGAGATATAGCACCATATTCTGTTATATAGCTAATGAACCATTTATCAAGTTTAGATAGTATTTTATTCTTATTAGGAGTCTGATAATTTTGTAATCTCTCAGTAACCTCTTTTTGCATTCCTTTAGCACGTGACCTAGCATATGAAACCATATCTTCTGCGATATGAGATCTCATCTGTTTATTCATATCACTAGCACTAATGAAACTTTGAGTTTTTTCGTTAAACCTTAGTTCATCATCTTCGGTAACATTTTTACCAGTTCTTAACCCATGTACTTCACTATGGATTTTACTTAACAACAGAGGAATAACAGTATTAATACTACTATATGTTCTACCGTCGAATAGAGCTTGACTATCTAACTCTGCTTTATTAAGTTTAGTGTTATTGAACGGAGTACCAGAAGGAACTATATCTTCTATCCCTTCAATACCTTTGTTAAATAGTTTACCTATAATTCCAGTAGGGTTCTTACTCTTTAAACTCTTAAGATAATCTAACGGGTTACTAGCTAAGCCAATGATATTACCAGAAAGTTTATTTCTTATATTTTTAGGTAAAGCTTTACCTAATTTCTCATAGACTAAACCTAATAATAAGTCACTACCTAAACCACCAGCTAATGAAGCTTTAGACATACCCATATCTTGCATGTCTTTAAAGTCGCTAGCCATTCCTAAGGCATCGCTTATGCTATCCGTACTATCTCTAGCATCTAGTAAAATTTCTCTTAGCCTTCTATTAGTAGCTAATGTGAATTTCTCTAGTGGATTAACTTTCTTAAAGATACTTTCTGATAATGAACCAAATGCTTTTTGTTTCATTACCATACCAGCTACTTCAGCATTATGAAGTTTAACAGCTTCTGGTAATGATGTATTTTTAATAATACTTTCAAATTGTGTACTAAATGTTTGGAATTGTGCTCTTTGTAATTTTAAAGTTTCTTCAATTCCTGTACTCATTTTCCATTGTAGCTCTAGAGATTTATTATAGAATATTCTATCTTGTTCTCTCATTGCCATCAATGTTGTATATTGACGTTTAGCTAACTCGCTATTAAGTTTAGATTGTTTACTAGTTAGTTCTGAAGTTAGTCCAGCTATACGATCGTCAACATCACTTAGTGCCGATTCAAAACTATTTTTAAAATCGAATAAGGTTTCTTTTTGTTCTGCAAATCCACTTTGTGTATCAGATTTAAGTTTTTTAGTTATGCTATCTAATAAGTTAGTTACCTTACCTTTAGGTAAAGAATCTGATAAACTTTTAGTTATACTAGCAATACCTTTTTTAAGAGGATCTAATTGTTTATTAGCCTCTTCTTGCATTTTACCTAATTCATATTTTAAATCGTTAAAGGCACTTTTAGCATCGTTATGTAAACTAGCTTCTAATACTCTAGCGGCATGATCTTTTACACTTTTACTTTTTATATTGTCTTTAGCTGCATCATAAGCATCTTTTATAACGCTTTCGACAGCTTTCCTAGCATTCTTCTTATCTTTCTTTTTAGTAGAACTAGCCGTCTTACTGGCTTCGTCGTTAAACTCGTCGTCTAGATCGTCAAAGTCAAAATCTTCGAAATCTTCTATATCGTCAAAGTCGTCTTTTTTAGCCATGACGTCTCCTTATATTAATTTCTAATCTAAGGTAGTTTATATAACTTACCACCTAGATCAGTCAAAAACCCTAGGATATCAGGGCTTTTTTGATTAACATCCCTATACATAAAGGAGGAAAAATGGCTTCATTTGTAGATAAACTTTTTAATGTTGATTTTCTAACTATTAAGCCAGAGCAGCTTAGAGATATGCAAGAAGTCACATCCTTAGCTATATACGAATCTAATAGTAAAGTCTATGATCCTAAAGGACTTTTTTCAGAAGTAATTTTTGGTCAACGTGATACTGCTACTAGGTTTATGAAACCAGGATATATAGATTTAAAAATGAATATTATACATCCTTTTGCTTATAAGATTTTAATTGGTTTAGATCCTATTTTCGATAAAGTAGCATCTGGTAAAGTTAAAGCCAGTTTTAACAATGAACTTAAAACATTTGTAGAAGATCCTAAAGGCGAAACAGGATTCGATTTCTTTATGCGAACATTACCTAAAGTAGAATTTGATACAAGAACTTCTAAGTCACGTTCAGTATCTATAGAAGTAGTTAAAAAAGCTTTACGACCTGAAAACCTTATCCGATATTTCTATGTTCTACCAGCTGGTATGAGAGATATAGAAGAGGATTCAAAAGGTAGACCAACACAAGATGAAATTAACAATATTTATTCTAGAATGATCATGGCCGTTAATGGTATACGTAATAATACTATTAGAGAAGACCGTTTATCACAATTTGACCCTTATCGTTATCGGGTACAAAATATTGCTATGGATATTTTTTTCTACATTAAGAATCTTATAGATGGTAAACGAGGCTTTATGCAAGCTAAGTGGGCATCACGTGGTATTATGGATGGTACACGTAATGTTCTTACAGCATTACCTAATGTTGTATCTGATCTTAAAGATCCTAATAAAATTTCTTTTAACGATACTACAGTTGGTCTTTATCAATTTGTTAAATCTATATTGCCACTAGCTATTTTTAATGTTAATAAATATTTTATCTTTAATGTTGCTACACCTGCTTCTAATAACGTAACAGTTATAGATAGTAAAACAATGAAAACTACCTTTAAAACTATATCTTCTAAAGATAAAGAAGCTTGGACAACTGCTCAAGGTCTTAATAATATCTTTAATAAACTTAAACAAGACGTTATTAAAAATGACTATGCAAAAATAGGGGATGATTATATTGCTCTAGTAGAAGATAGAGGTAAGGAGATTTATGTTATTAAAGATACTAATAATATTCCAGCTGGAGTAAATGTTAGTAAACTTAGACCAATAACATACGGAGAATTGATTTATATTTCAGTAGCTCAAGCAGCTAGAGAAACTAAAGGTACAGTAACTCGTTATCCAGTTATTAACTTAGGTTCTATTTATCCTTCAGGTGTTTATCTTAAAACAACTGTTATAGGTAGAAGAGTTAAGGTTTATATAGATAATGAAGTTATGGACTTACCAGAATACCCTGTAGATGGAGAGAAATTTATGGGGAGCTTAGCAGCGTCAGTGCAACATTTGGGAGCACTTGGGGGAGATAAATCCAGAATACTAGCTAGTTAGCTAATATTCATATTGTCATTTACTACTAATTGCGGGAAACCCTTAAAGCTAGTAGATACCACTTATAGGTAGAAATACACTATAATACTACGCCCAGTAATGGAAGTGTGTAGCATGGTAAAAACTCTATTAGATATATAGGCAACCGACGCAGCGAAGAATGTGAATGCTAAATTCAGTTTAGTAAAACATTTGAGCTCAACGACTATCCTTTCAGCCGACCCCGATAAATAAACGGCAACAGGAGTAGGGCCCTAGTGGGTGGGTGAGAACCCCTTAAATCGAAATGTAGTAACTTATGTAATCTTATTACATAAGAGATATAGTCTAGTCTTATAGGAAACTATAAGCTGTCTGTTAAAGACAGTTTGTGCTAATTGATCTAGGCACAAAGAATGATAACGTATGATGGAGATTGCTGTATAGGTCTTATACACAGTCGTTTTTTAACAAATCAGGTATCAAATGTTCCGAAACTAGATATTGGTGAAAATGTAATATCTAATAAGGACAATGATATGCCGGTTAACAATAGTAGAATAACTTATACTAATGGATTAATCAATCTTAAAGACTTCCCTAGGGAAAATTTAATTAAAACAGAAGGTAATACAGAGTATTACGAAGTGCCAGAGAATGTTGAAGTTCTAACCGTATGGAATGGAGAAACAAAATGGGTTCATCCTGAGTCTTATTCTATCCATAAGAACTTACAAATGCTTAACATTAAGATTTATAAAGGCGGTACTATCCAATGTAGTAATGACCATAGTATCGTTAGTATAGATAAAGATCTTAATTACGTTAGAACTAATCCTGAGCCAGGAATGGTAGTTCCTAAGTTACGTAACTCTTACGATAAATATGTTAAGCCTAGTAAACTTAAATATACTTTACAAGAAGATAACATAGAGTTTAAACTCAATTTTGATATGGGCTATTTATTCGGTACTATTATTGGGGATGGCTGGGTAAATCATGGCGAGAAGAGCGCTAAAACTAGACCTAATTCTATAATGCTCGCGACTATACATCCTGGTATTAAAAATAAAATTGAAGGTATTCTTAGAGATTATGGTTATGAAGGTAAGGGGTATACATATACTGAAGACCATGAATTCGATAATGATATATATAAACATAGTAAGCATACATGGGACTTTAAACCAGTAGCTAGTATACTTAGAAAATATATAGGTCATGGTGCTTTAAATAAGCAACTACCTTCATTCTGGTGCCAAACAGCACAAGGTTTCAGGTGGGGCCTTTTAAGTGGCCTTATAGATACCGATGGAACTGTTAGTATATCTAAACTCGGTAAATATTCTTTAGGGTATTCTACAACTAGTCAGAAGTTAGCATATGAGATAAGCGGTCTTATATATTCTCTTGGTATGTCCGCTGGTATAACGATTTTTACACGAAAAACAGGAACAGTGGAATATACAGTTCGATTATTAATGGGTGGTATTCAAAATGTTATTGGCAAGCTTAAGCTTAACAATAAAGATAAAGCCATTAAGTTAGAAGAGATGTATAAATATTATGCTACCAGAAAAGAAATATTATTTACGCCAACATTACCAATATCAAGACTTCAAGAGTTAAGAACATTTTTAAATCGTATGGAAGATACTAAAACAAGTACACAAGTATCTGATGTTATTAAACGTAGTAGCAGTAACTTTGGTGGTAGTTTTCAAAAACATATTGTTACAGAAATTATGGATCGATATCCAGACTTCTTTACTAAAGATGATTTCTGGAAAAAATACCAATCTATAGTTCTTGACGATACTATCGAATGGCAACTTATCCAAAATATAACTCCATTACCAGAAATAACAGAAGCCTATGATATAACTTGCCCTCCATATTGTACATTCGTTATGGAGAATGGTGTTGTTGTTTATGATACAGTGTCTTTTAATGCTGTTTTAACTAAAGAATCTGTTAAAGAGATTGATACTGCTTTAAACTCTAAAGCTTATTATATTATGCCAGATGGTTCACTATCTTATAGTGCTGCTACAGATACTTTAGATTTTGTACTTAAGCATCTATCTGCTAATTAAAAACTTTAAGACCCTATAAGCTAATGTCTATAGGGTCTCTTATGATATTTTATACTATAACCTTTATTTTAACATAGTTATATATTCTTTATATAGAAGAGTAAAACTTCTTAATCTAAAAATATAAAGGAGAGAGTATGAATACCAGAAATATTAGATCTAAAATTTTATTACAAGGATGAGTTATGAGCACATATACTGGCTATGACGATGACGATTATGAAGAAGTCGACATCGACTATGAAGATGAAGACGATTGCCCAACTGAAATCTACGGTGGGTTAACATTTGATAATACAGCATTAGTATGTTGTAAGCTAGAAGATGTCATAGAGAGATTAGAGGAGATAGTCGATCTATGCGAAGATAGTGAAACACACGATGCTGTTAAGATTGCGGTTAATTGCCTACAGAACGAATTACGTAATCGTTCTAGCGGTAATGACCTTTAAAAATATAAAAGTTAAAAGGAGACTTAAATATGGCAACTAATAAGTTAATAGTGCTCGGAATCGGTGGAGCAGGCATTAACGCCTCTGATAAAGCGCTTAAGAGTTTAAGAGATCTAGGAAGTGGTTTTGCAGACGTGGAATTCCACTTTATGGATACTAGTAGAAATAATTATGACAACATTGAACAGATTGGAACATTCTACCAGACTAAAAGATTAGCATCAAATGACAAGAATGTTATCAACGGAGCAGGCGGCGACAGAAGCGTGCTGGCAGCTGAAATACTTGCTAACGTTCCTGATTTCTTAGATAGTATTAAACTTACTAAGAGAGAGACAAATACATTCGTATGCGTTATAGCAAGTACATCTGGTGGATCAGGTGGTAGTGGTTTAATAGGTGTTGTTGACGCTCTTATGGAAAAAGGTATTCCTTGCTTCGCTATCATTATAGGAGACTCAGGCGACGCTCTTAAGCTTCGTAATACTCAGGCAGTTATTGCTACTCTTAACCATAAAGCAGTTACCAAAGGTAAATGTCTTATAAGTTATTATGTTAACAATGCTGAGATGGATGCATCTCAAACTGTTGGAGAACGTAAAGCAAATGAGCGCATAAGTAATGTTATGGGCGTTATGTCATTATTCCTATCTGGAGATAATGAATCTCTCGATTCGACAGACATGGCTAACTTTATTAACCAACAAGATTATAAAGGTATCAAAACACCTCCAGGTTTATATTCACTCTCTTTCCATAAAGGGGCAGGCGATATTAAACTTCCAGAATATTGTCTACCAACAGTAGCTAGAACATTAACAGCACCTGGTTTAGACGTAGCCTTTAATCTTAATGTATTACACCATAAGATTGGTCAAGTTGTAGATCAAAATGTTTTTGATAAGTTTGGAGAGAATGCATTCCCAATTCATATCGTAGCTTCGTCTGGTCTTCTTAAAGAAGAGATCAACCAGTTATCTAAGCTAAACGAAGCATCAGCACAAAGACAAAATGATCTCAAAGCCTCTATGATAGAGGCACCTGTTCATGCGTCCATGGACGAAGATACAGGGATGTTCTTTTAATAGATAATAACTAGAGACAGAGACATTAGATCTCTGTCTCTAGTTAAAATTATTATCTTCTAGAAAAGCGTTTAATACGTGATATTATATAGGGGGAGAGATTTATGTCGCGTGATGAAATTAGACTTTATCTTCCATATGAAGTTTTAGAAGGATTACCTTTTTATAGGCATTCTGTTTTATTACTTTCTAGCATTACTATTCTAGCAGATATGTTTAAAGAGATCTTAATAGATTTCGGATTTAACGTAGAAGCCCCTTATACTGATATTAATAAAGACCTAGGGATATCACAATATGACATTGACCGTTTAAGCAATGTTTGCATATATGGAAGTGATATTATCTTCAATGCTCTTCAAGAGTTTAGAGACCATCTTAATGGTTCTAAAGTTGAGATAAGTGTTGAGCTTAGGGCTGATAAAAAGTATAGTGTAATTGATAATGTAATACTAATAAAAAGGATAGCCAAACAATGAGATCCATATTTCAAAATCCAAGACCACTGAATGAGATAAGAAATTACAAGATCAAACAGGATGATTATAGATACCTATTTAAGGTTCCTATAGATATACGATTCGTTAAGATAGAACATCTATTCAGGAACTTTAAGAACATCGCTGGTGATTATGAGCTCGTTGATTCTCAAATCAGCCCATTGATATGCACATGGTATATGTTCTTCAAATACTTTCGTTGTAAAGTTATAGAAGAATCTGATCCATGTTTCTTTAAGTTATATCAAAAACCTGATGAGAGATTAGTATTAAAAGAAGGTGCGCCTGTAAGTTGGAAACTATATCAGTACTCTGGTAAGTCTGATATAGAATCTGAACTAAAAGAGGATTTCTTCGATATTATTCCAGAAGAATATCACTCTGGAGTTATTAAGTTTTTAGAGAGCATATGGGAAGATTATTTCTTACCAGCTATGCCTATCTTACAAAACCAAGTTCTCGTATTTAGTATAGAGAACTATGATATACATGTATATACTTTAGGAGACATAGCATCCTATAGATATAAAGAATCAAAGAGAGTAGTTCTTCATATTCCAGAGTATGCTAGTGTTAAAGCAGGTGAATACTGTATTGACTATTAGAAAGGTAACTATGGTTAATAAACATGATGAGGTTATAACATATATTAACCAATTAGATATTATTAACGAAGAAGCTAATGAAGATCTATATGAAATTTTAGGAGAGAGAGGTGAGATCCCTAGTGACTATCAACCTGTTAGTATTATGATAACATTAGATACTATTTTTACAGATCAATATCTTAATGATTGTATACATAATATTATCTACCCTAAAATCAATTTAGATTTAGATAGTTTAGAAAAATCAATTTTAGAAAAGATTATTTCTAAATATGTATTAGCTTATTTTACATACAACGGCTCTTTAGAATATCCAGTTGGTGCATTAACCAGAATGATATTAACAGAGCTAAGTAATCAAAATTGGATAGACGATAAGTTTAGACAATTTAGTTTAAAGACATATCGAAATTTTATAGAGAACTGGGTGTTGAATATTCTCAACCCAGTTCTTGAATATTATTTTCGATGTTATTCTGTTAACTTTCTTATGGAAAAAAGATTAATGTTTTTTCATAAAGTTAACTATAGAATAGGTAAACATCTTATACTATCGTTTATTAGAAAACAGTAGTATAAATGTAAAATTAAGGAGCAAACATGAAAATTGAAACTATAGATTTAACCCCTTATAAAAAGGGATTAAAAGATAGAATTATCCATGGTGCTAATTTAGAAAGTTACATTATTTCTAATTATAGTACGGATAGACTAAAACAAGCAAATCTATATAACGAAGTTATGGTACGAGCATTAGACTTCCTTGTAGGAGTTGATGCTAAGAAAGATCCTATCCAACTTTTTGAAATTATTAAAGAGGATGATTTTAATACAAGGTTTATGGAGATAATAGATTGGTTAGAATTTAAATTAACTAAACTATTTGGACCGATATATAAAGAACTTAAAGTTGAAAGAGTGATCGAGACAGATAACGAGTTAAAATTAGAGGTTGGTAAACTCTAGGAGGTAAGTTATGGTAATAAGCGATGTAGTACCTTCAGATTTTGTATCGCTTTATCTTAGGCAATACTATTTATCTTATCAAGGTCTCCCTCGAATGGGAGTAGCTGAGATAGATCTTACTGATGCTTATAATGTTTATGTCGATGAAATAGAGAAACATAATAATTTTCTACATATGCAAAAGAATACTCTTTTATTCAGATTCTTTGTAGACTATTATACTATCTTATGGACGCATAAAAGGCTCTTGTGTTATATGGATGGAAGTTATGATGTCTATGGATATAATATTGAAGATATTCAATTAGACCATCTAAATGAATTCATTACGTCTAACTCTATTCCATTTGGATATCCTGGATTAACAGCTAGGGAAACATTAGAGCAACTAAGTATCAATGGCGCTATTGATAAAGTGCTAGAAGCTATAATAAAAGCATTTAAAGATAATGGAATAACTTGGGATTATTCAACTGGTGAAAATAGCGTTCAATATCTTCCGATTAAATGGGCTATGGCACGTACAGATCCAGCGTCTTTTAAAAGTCTTGATCTAGGTGAATATCGAAGAACATTTAAATATGAAATGTCGATAAGTGTAATCGTAGCTGCTATTCCTATGGACGATCTTATAAGTATAGGACTAGTAGAATTAGAACGGACTATAACTAACTGTCTAGAGCCTTGTACATATGATGAAACTGAATTAGGAGGACCAGATGAATAAATCAGATCTCATTAGTCTTCCTATAACAGATAACATGATGAGTATCTTAGAAGTTATGTCACAAGTTCATCCTACACAAGTTGCAGCCTTTATCGAAGATTTAGTTATAGCATCAGCCAGAAGAGCACAGATGGATATGACTCTAGAACAAACTAGAGAAAAACTCAAAATGTTAACAGTTGATCTTTATAAGTTAAGCCAGCAAGTTGTTGAACCTTCAGCGTTAGCAGTTTTGTTGCGTGAGACTATGGAAGAGTATGGCGAAATGATAATCGTTAATCATATTCCAATACAGGATATTACTTTTATATATCATGATACTCTAACTATGAATTTCCAAAACAGAGAGGACTATTCAGATGGTACAACCACATAAACGATACGATTTTGTAACACTAGCTCCAACAGAGTTAGGTGGTGTTTACAGAAGTATGAAAGTAGTTGCTATATTAACTGCTAGCCAGGCAATGACATATAGAGATATCTATACATTACACGAAAAGATGAGTCGTTATTTAACACAAGAATATAATATAGAGGATCTAACTTATATTCTATTTGAAGGTGTTAATAAACAAACAGTTCTTATTCCATGGGAATATATCGATAGCGATAGTGTTGTAGAAGTTGAGCAGCTTAAATTGGTAATTGAAATACCTAATGCTAATACAACAGATATTTCAATGGTAGCGGATAAGCTAACAGAGTTAGGCTTTAAGAACTGTAAGATAACACATATGAAAATGTAGATAGAGAGGTATTACCTCTCTATCTACACTTATTTTATTTTTTGTCCTTTTAACAATCGGTGATTATTCGATAAGGAGAGAAATATGGTGGATATGTATGTCTTTAAAAAACCTACCCCCGAATATTTAGTACATATGAACCCTAAGAAAGAATATGCAAGACAAGCTATAACATTCATTTCTAAGATGAAAGGTATCGATAGAGCTACAGCAGCTATGAAGTTAAAGGAAGCTCTTAAGAATTATGATCTTAAAGATCCAATAGTTAGGTTTAACCATAGGAATGAAAAAGGCGACGTCTCTGTAGATGAAACAACATTATTAGATTATATTCAAAGTGCACAAGATAATAAAGAAGTTATTGTGCCATCATTTACAACGTATGTCCATCCTACTATTAAAAAATCTTTACATGCTGAGTTTATTAATGTTAACATTAAGGCAAGAAAAGAAGATAAAAAGCTTATGTTCTATTATACTCAAACAGGAGATGCTGAGAAAGCAGCATATTATGATAATATGCAAGCTACTAGAAAGATTTTTAATAACTCATTATCTGGTGCTTATGCTTCTAAAAGTACGATCTTGTATAATCCATCAGCGCATTATACCTTAACATCAACGACACGTTGTGTTGCATCTATAGGTAATGCAGTTACAGAATCAATAGTATCTGGTAATAAGATCTTTAATACACCTGAAGCAGTTATAAATTATATAACAGCAGTATTAACTAATACTGATTTTGCAGAACTGGAAAGAGTGTTTAATAAATATAATATTCAAACACCTGATGTTGATGGTGTTATGCAAATGGTAGTTAGATCTACAGAATATTTTTGGAATATTCCGGATAAATTAGAGTATATAAGAAGTTATCTAGAAAAGTTAACTCCGTTAGAGCTAGGCGCAGTTATGTATACTAATGATCTTTATCATTTTAGAAAATATAATCCAGAGTTAACTATTAAATTTTTAGAAGAGATCTCTTTAACTAGAAAAGGTTATACAACTCCTGAGACAGAACTTAATGATATTAATAATGTTCAAGAGGGTATTCAATCCCATATACATAACATCTGTTCAGATCTTATTAAAGGAATGGCTGTTGATTATGAAAAGATGGTAGGAACAGAGACTATGGATGTTTTAGCATCTTCTGCAAAATATATAGCAGAGACTCTAACATCTTATAAAGATCTAATAAGAATATTATTTGTTACAGATACAGCGCCTGTTAATATAGCATATATTAAAGAGCTTATGAGAAGATGTATTGTTCTTTCAGATACAGATAGTACATGCGCAACATATGATGAATGGGTTGATTGGTATTATACAAAATCTAATACTGTTACTAATCCTATAGCCATAGCTTCTTCTGTTATGACTATAGCGACTCAGGTTATGGATCATTACATTAAGATCTTATCTGGTAGTATGAATATTGATGTCTCGAGATTTGAGTCTCTTAAAATGAAAAACGAATTCATGTGGAATACATTCGTAACAATGAATGCTAGTAAACATTATTTTGCAGATGTAGCTGTAAAAGAAGGTAACGTTTTTGAAAAACCAAAACTAGAACTTAAGGGAGTGCACCTTATAGCATCTAACGTATCTCAGCATTATAGAGATATTGGTCATGGTATGATTAACGATATTAGAGCTACTTTAAGAGAAGGTAAGAAACTAGATATATTTGGTTATGTTAAGTTAGTAGCTGATACAGAAAGGGAGATTATATCAAGAGTTAAAGCAGCTGATACTTCTGTTCTTTCTATAGATAAAATTAAAGATCAGAAAGCTTATAAAGATTCTGATAAACCAGAGTTGACACCATTCTTTCACCATCTATTATGGGGAGAAGTGTTTGAACCTAAATATGGTCCTGCTCCAGATCCAACCTACATGATTGTTAAGGTACCAACTACATTAGATACCCCAGCAAGAATGAAAGAGTATATAGATAATCTAGAAGATAAAGAGTTAGCAGATAGATTACGTAAAGCTATGGTTAAATATAATAAAAAATACATAGGAACATTTAGACCGCCATTAACTCTTATAGAGGGTAGAGGTCTTCCAGATGAAATCTTTGGTTGTGTTGATTATAAACGCATTGTAAAAGATAACTGTGGTATGATGTATGCGGTTCTAGAAGCAATAGGATTTTATAAACATTCTGATATGTTAATTTCAGAATTAGGACCTTATTAAGAAAAAGGAATAATATGGAAGCATTAAATAGCAATTTTAGATATGTTGGTATAGGTCAAGCTGTTAAAGATAAGGTAGAAGATAGTTTTGATCTAGAGATAACTATGGTCGAGTCTATGCCATCTTTAGAAGGCGACTATAATGAAAAAGAGAAAATTAATCTAGAGTATATTGATGTTAAAGGTAATACTACTAATGTTAATCTAGATAAAGGTAAATCAGTTACTGCTAAGTGGATAGGGTTATATAACTCTAATAGAATAACCGCACCTGATGTTGTTATTGGAGAGATGGTCCATCTATTTCAACAGGGTGGTAATGACGAATACTTTTGGTCTTCTATTGGTACGAATATGAGGAAGAAAGAAAAGGTTATTTACTATTTCTCTAATAAAGATGCTTCAGCTGTTAATGCTGCTAAAGGTGAAGAGGGATATTACCTTATGGTAGATACCAAAAATAAAGAGTTAGTCTTACATACTTCTAATAATGATGGTGAAGCTTCTGCTTATGACGTTGTAATAAATACAGAAGAAGGTAAAGTAACATTAGTAGATTTCCAAGGTAACTATTTTGAACTTATTTCTCCAGAAGGTAAACTTAACATTCGTATTAACCAAGATATAACTATCTCCCATGATAACAATATGAACATTAAAACTGGTAATGATCATACTGAAACTATCGGTGCTAATAGAACTGTAGAAATTTCATCAGAGGATAAAGAATCTATAGGTGGTAATCAGTCTGGCCAAGTTTCTGGTAATAAAACAACACAAGTAGGCGGTGCTTATAATCTATCGGCCGGAGGAACATCTAATTGTAAATCTGGTGGCACTATGACTATGTCAGCACCTTTAATACAACTTAACTAATAGGAAATAAAAGCATGGAATCTACAATAATAACTACAGGTTTATTACCTAATCAATCTGGTCTATACCATGCTAAGAACCCTTGGGAAACTCATATCTATAAACACACTGTAGAGACAGCAGAGACTAAACTTTTTAAAGAGCACATTAGATGGTGGTTAACAGGAGATGTACCATTAGATTTATCTATAGATAATAATGGAGTTATTTCAGGTACTGTATTAGTACTTAATAACCAACCTTCTTGCCAAAACAACCTAATGCCTAGAGAGAAGATTAAGTTAGATGGTTCTAATTGGCAAGCAGTAGGTCGCTATAGAGATGCTACTAAAACTTTTGACTTTATTATACATAGGAAATATTATACTTGGGAAGTAATTAAAATAGAAGGTAAAGATGGTGCTACACCACCATTAACTTTAGATGCTTTAAAACTTAATTATAAAGTTGAAACATTTGATCTTTATAAGACAATGTTAGAAACTTTAACTACAGCTGAATGCACATTAACATTTCAAGAAGAAGAGATAGAACAAGATGTCTCTATTATGGCTATACGTAATAATGATATAGATACTAGAGTCTTTTTAGAAGAGTATATTAAATCAGATACTAGTTATGTAGAAGGTATACCTGTTAAACACTCTATCTATAGACATAATAAAAAATATACAATAGAGAATCTTTTAGATTTTCAAAAGGAGTATTAAAGATGCCACCGGCAGTAAGAGGGTCAGGAGCTGATATAGCTTCGGGGCATGGTAGTTTTCCGCCTACTAATACAGATGGTTGTAGTGGGAATGTTACCATTAATAGTATAGGGGCACATAGATTAGGAGATAGTATTATACCACATGGTTCGCCATCTCCTTCTCCAGTTCATAGTAGAGCAGCTGGAGGTTGTAGCCCTAATGTAACTGTTAATGGTTTAGGTTTAGTAAGATTAGGAGATGCTGTCGTTTGTGGTGGCGTCTTAATGACAGGAAGTGGGAACGTAATATGCAATTAGAAAAACATACAGAACGATTAGTTCATATAGCACAAGCACTAGATCCTATGGTTTTAACTAAGTTATTAATGTTAGCTAACGCTATAGAATTTTGTAAAACAGATCAAGAAGGTAACGCACATATTAAATTTAAAAAGAGTGTCGTAATAGAAGCTGAAGAGCATATCATTAACTATACTAAAGAAGGTATGATAATAGATAAAGCTGGTATGATACATCTTAATCCAGAACCAGTAAACGCTCAAGGCGTACAATCATTAGCGGTATTAGAACAACAACTAGAGCATAAGGAGTAGCATCCTTATGCTCTAGCATTTTTTAATTCTCAAAGTCATTTCTTTTTAGTTATATATTATCAATATAGAGAAGCAGAGAGTAGACAATACTCTCTGCTTCTCATATCTTAGGGTAGCACACATGTTATCCGGAAAGGAGGTTAATATGGCTATGGGTTTCAGTATACCTGGTCCAAAGATCAGATTACTTACCGATGAAGTTGAAAACAAAATTTCACACATCAGATCAACTTTATCTGGTAATGATTTATATACATTTGATACATACGTAAAGAATGTTGTAAATCAAGCATTAGTATATGCTAAAGAAAAAGTATCTGGTCGCTATGATATTAATCGTATGGTGCCAGGATATCAATCTTTAGTTGCTGAAGATTATGGTAAGAGATTATCTAATGTGATTACTCCTATCGTAGCTTCTCAGTTGCCTTTAACAGGCTAATAAAAAGATCTAGAGAGAGCATATGCTCTCTCTAGATCTTTATTTTATTTTTTATCCAAAGTACATCTTAAGTACATTATCTTCTATTTTCTTAAGAAGCGTTGTTGTAGTTCCTATTAAGTTAGGACTATTAACAATACGTGCTGATATACTTAAGTTACTAAAGACTGCATCTATCTTTTCTCCAGACTCAGTTGTTAGGTTATAATCAAATACCTCACCAACTGTACATTTCAACTGGTTACCAACGATACATTTATCACCTGTACCCATAGTCTCTTTAACGTCTATGTAAACTTTAAGTTCGATACTATTAGGTTCTAGTAACTTACCTTGGATACTATATCCAGGTCCTACTCTACCCGAATAACCAGTAGCCTTCATAAGTACTTTATCAGAATACTCTATAAGTTGTTTTATAGAGTCACTAGCTGTTTCTGGATCAAAGTTATAGAAGACGATAATCTTACTAACTGTTCCTTTAACTTTAGCTTTAGGAGATGTAACTGCTAATTCACTTAGAATGCTTAATGCTTTCTCATCTAGAGTATTATCTATAGGTATATCACTATTTACAACTGTATATAAAGTTGTGTTTGGATCTACTTTAGCACCTATCTGAACAAGATTAAGAACATTATCAGTTTTCTCTATAACATGTGACTTAACTTTAGTTAATGTCGTTCCTAAGATAGTATGTAATTCGTTACTAATAGCTATTGAGTCATTCCATGTTTGCGGATCTTCAGATAGCATAACATTAACCATAGTTCCTTGTTTATAAAGAACTCTTCTTGGGTTAAATACACAAGGTTCGAAGAATAATCTATCATAAACTAAAGAGTCGTCTTTAATAAAGAGATCCCCTTCTTTAAAGTTAGGAACCATTTCATGCGTATAGCAAGATCCAGCTTCTTCTTTAGATGTCCATGAATAAAGTCTATATACCTTTTTACCTTTTGTTTTATACTCAACTGTTAATTCAGATTTAGTAACTTTAATTACTGTGCCTTCTTCTTCAGCGGTAACAACAAATTTAGGACCTGCTTTAATAGGTATAATAGTTTCATAACCTGTTAATATTCTAGAAGCAGTCATATTATCAATTGCAATAATGTGCGAACTCATAATTGCAGAGAAGTTGCATAACACTTATACTTTCGTATAAGACCCGACTATATCTTATCCTATATTTCTATAGGATCCTTCCATTTCCCTTACGGTATGCTATAGTATTCTGACTATAGTCTTACTAGTCTGTGAACGTTACCTTAGTTAACTAAGGTCTTCGCTGCTGATTGGCATTTTAAAGCGTCCCAGCAATTAGAAAGGTTTATAGAGACCCAACTTTCTCAAGCCTCTTCGCATCATCTGTTAAACCAAATGGCGCTAACATTCCAGGAGTACTTAGCATGTTCTCCCATTTTAACTCTGCTTCTTTATTATTACCTATTAGTCCGTTAATAGATATTAAGTTAGGGTTAGCTGTCATATGTGCAGTTACACCTACAGATCCACTATCCTTAGTAGATTCTGAGATAACGCCTATTTCAGTTTCATTTAGCTCTCTAGTTCTTTTAACCATACCATCTTTATTTCTACCGCCATCACCTAGGTAAGTGGTATCTTCTTTTTGCTTAATCATGGCGATTGGGTTAAGATCGTCTAATGTAATTTTACTGTTATCCCCCATTATCTTTTGCATAACAGCATATCTGTCTAAAACAATCCTAGATTTACTAAAAGCAGATGCATTTTCATAATCTTTATAAGCATAAACTAATGCTTTATAAATCATACCAGCTACTCTCTCATATCCTTTAAGAACCATATCGTTAATATTATTAGGATGTCTGTAATTGTTATCAACAACCATTTCACAAGCTCTAATAATTAAAGCAGGAAAGTTACTTGGTTCTTTTATCTGTTTAAGGATATTAGCTGTCATAGGGTCGATATACATTGTTTCTAATATATTAATTTCATTAACATATTTAACAGAGCTACTTAAGTTACTATACATACTAAAGTACTTATGCCAGATAATATTATAGTTACTTCGTTTATTAAAACTAGCTAGTTCTATATCTTTTAAAAGCTTATTCATAGCTAAAAGACCAGATACTATAAGGTCTGATAATCCATTATCTTTATCGACTATTAACGTTTTATCTTTAAACTTAATAGCATATTGGTCTTGGGTTAACTTTCCTTTACTATTAGCTAATGTATATTTAGTATTTAATAGTTTTAATAGGTTTTCTAAACCTAAATAGTAACTTAATATTAAAACAGCTGGTATAGCTTCTTTTAAAATTCCTACTCTTACGAACTCAATTGGTATGTCAGAAGTATCTATATTTACAACACTATAGAAATCTCCTATTAAATCTAATTTAGAACCTTTAAGTTCGTAAATGTTATTAGTAAAGTCCATAATTAGGAAGTTATCATTAACTGTACCAACTACCACACCATTATATGTAGTTTCAAGTTTCTCAATATCCGCAATAGTATAGCCGTCTAATAACCTGTTTCTCTCATGGTGACTAAAGTTAAATTTATAATTACCATAATCAAAACTTTTAACGAAAGCTGCTATCTGAGCATATAGAATTGGTATATCAGCATCTGGTATTTCAACACCTATAGCAATAACAGAACTACATTTAGGATCATATTTTTTATTAGTATCTGTCTCTTTAGCCCTTAGGTTTTTATATACCCATCTACCTATATTACTATCAGCCGCTTCAAAAGCTTTACCGATAAACATCTTACCATAATAAGAAGTAAGTAATGCAGTTGTAGCATCAATTTTTCTTATAGGTAATTCAGCTCTTAGTTTTCTTAAAGAGTAATCCACACCATTAACTGTAAACACACCATATTCGTCTATATAAGGTATATCAAATTTTAATGTTGTTTTCTTTCCAGATAGTGACATGATTTGTATCGTATGTTCTTCAGTACCACCTGTAATATCGAATACTTCCTTAACATCATAATCTAAGATAATGTTATTTAGGTTTTGTAAAGAGTAAACAACCCTTATAATATCTTTTCTAAATTGTTCTTTAAGATATTGGCGTTCTGCAGTAGCGGCTATATTCTTATTAACAGATTCGTCGAAGATCATAACGTTAGGTGTTATGGTAGCATCTATGTCGTTAATTTCAAAGTTATCAAAACTACTATCTAGAGCTGTTTCAATATCTCCTCCATCTTTACCTAACATATATGGATTGTTCAGTTGGTTTTGTTTATTAAAAGCTTCTAAGTAACTATCGTACATTGCTTTTGAAATAGCTTTAGTCGCTAATAGATAATCTAATTCTGATATGACCTTAACCTTAAGATCATCTTTATAATTATACTTCTTAAGATCTTCTATAGAAGCGAATGTTTTATTAGTATTCGCAGTTATTTCAGCATCCATTGCATCAAGTTTTGCAAAGTCTACATCAGATGTTTCTGGTATAAAAGTATCATCGTCTAATGATATTATATCGTCATTGGTCTCTTGGATATAAGCATCTAGAACATCTTTCATAGAGAGTTTATTATCTTTCTCTACCTTCTTAGCCATTCTCATTGCTTTAGATATAGCGATATCGTTTATTTTGTCACCATCTATTTTATTAAAATCTAAAGGTTTACCAGTTACTAGCTTAAACATCATAATGTATATTAAATACCTTACAACAGATGAGTTATATTTAGATTTAACATATTCAGATGTTTCTAAGTTAACAGATGTTGCTCCTAATAACATTAAGAAATCGTTAATCGTACTTTCTGTATTTACAACATATTGAGAGTTATTATATTCTTCTATTAACGTAAATAAATAATCTAAATTGATTAGTATCATTCTGTTTTCTATAGATAGAATTAATGTTGTTTTATTTAATTTCGTATTAGCTATCCTATTAAAGATACTATTAGCTTTAGTGGCTGGTGTTAACCACTTCCATAACTCTATTAGGTTAAAATATTTATTATCTAATCTATTAACATTACCAGATGTTAGTTTATTAGCAAAGCTATCTAACTCTGACATACTTAATAATTTATTAGGCATTTCTATTAGAATAAATCTATTATAGTCGTTCATAGACTTAAGATCATCTAGCATTCTATTAGCAACGTTATTATATTTAAGAAGATTAATATTAGGATCTCCAGCATAACTATAAAGATAGTTAAGAAGACCATAGTTGTAGATAATAAAGTCTCCTTTATGTTCAATAACATTAGGAGGTAAGAACTTATATTTTTTCTCTTCTCTATTCATTATCTTAAAAGCTTCTTTAACATCATTAGTCTCTTTAACACTACCTTCTACTTTACTACCAAACTTAACAGGTGTTATTACGTTTACTTTATTTGTTCTGTTAAGATATGGAACAACTCTAGAAGGAATTTCTATTCCGTCTGATGGTTTAAACCAGTATAGAATACTTCTATCTGGGAATATAAAACTATCTGACTTAATAATTAAAGGCTCTAGAAAATGTATCAACTTGGTGATACCAACTTTTCTATATAAGCTATCAAAATTAGCCATATATTCTCCTTTATTTTCAAGGTCATTTTTTGCTCAGCCATAAGGATTTCCCGGGGGCTTTAGTGATTTACGGCTATTTAGAAAGGGTAAACATGGGATTTTTCGAAGGATTATTTGTTACCGATGTTCGGTATGATAAAATTAAAGAACAATATACCATTGTCGGTATGACTGGGTTTAGAAATGCTTTAAATCGATATGGAGAAAAAAATCTGGATAATATCTTTACATCTATAGGACGAACTGAGATAATATTCCCAGCTATTTTTGTATACGAAGTTATATCGATGTTTAAAGATACTGTTAAACGCCCTATATATGGAGTTAACATTAAAGCATTAAATAAAATTATAGGTATCTTAGAAGCAAGAGTAGAAGAGAATAGAGAATACGATATAGATAATAAGCTTGACTATGATATGATTAAAGAGAAAATGATACATACCCCTTTTGAGTATCAACAGGCATTATTCGATAGTTATGAAAAGTATAAATATAGAACAGGCTATCGTGGGTTAACTATTGGTGCAGCTCCAGGACTTGGTAAAACTAATATTTCACTTACATTCGCAGAAATGTTACATAGTGAAAAAGTTTTAGTAATCTGTCCATTACCTACATTAGAAAAGGTTTGGTTAAAATCTATAGCTATGCCAGGTAAAGATAATCTTTATAAAGACCCTAGTAAAAATAGTACCTGGTCTGTAAAATCACCAGCTGTTTATAATAATGAAAAGTTTATTATTGTCCATTATGAAGGGTTAGAGCAACTCTATGGAATTTTACCTAAAATAGCAGGACCTAAATTAACTATAATAGTCGACGAATCTCATAACTTTGCAGATACTAAATCTAAACGTACTATATTATTACAAGATATTATAGACCGTTCATTTACGAAGAACCTATTCTTATTATCAGGTACACCTATTAAAAGTTACAGTACTGAGATTATTAATATGGCAAAGTTTATCGATGGTAAACTTAAAGGTGAACTTTATAATAGACTATACTCTGTCTATTCTAATCCGAATAAGTTCTTTAAATCGATATTACCAGGTCGGTATAACGAAATGACTTATGTTATAGAAAAGAAAGAAACTGTATTAGAACCTGTTATTAAAACATATATTCCAATAACACTTAAGAATAGTAAAGACTATACACTTCCTGCTATTAGAGAGCAAATGAGGGAATTTATTAATAGACGGATTGGGGAAATTGAAAAGGCGATGCCTAAAACAGTTGAAACCTATGAACTTTGTCTAACTATTGCGGCACAGAATGGATTTGATAAAAAATCAAAATATTCTATAAGCCAGTATAAAAAGTTAGTAGCAACGATTCAAGAAGCCTATAAGAAAAAACAGCTAGGTTTTATAAGTAATGAGATGGCATTAGCTAATACTATAGAGCGTGAGATTAAAAGCTATATACCACCTGAGTTAGGCAAGCAGTGGGATGAAGTTAAAACTATAATAAAATATCCAATGCTTAAAGTACAAGGTGAGTGTCTTGGAAAAATAGTTATGGGTGCTAGAATAAAATGTCATGTTGATATAGCTTTAAACCTGGATTATGAAGCTTTACTTAATAGCACTATAAAAGATACAATCATTTTTAGTAACTATATTAACGTCTGTGAAGCAGCTAGAAGTGTATTAACCAATTTAAAATATGATATGGCATTAGTCTATGGAGAATATGCTAAAAATCTTAATAAAGAGGTTAAAAGGTTTATAGATAATAAGAATGTTAATCCTTTGGTTACAACATATAAATCACTATCTACTGGTGTGCCATTAACGAATGCTAATGTTATAGTTGCTTTAGATTTACCATTCCGTATGTATATATTCGAGCAAGCTATAAGTAGAGCATGGAGAGTTGGTCAAGATAGTCAAGTAGTTGTCTATATACCATCTTTAGATACTGGTAATGTACCGAATATTAACCAAAGAAATTTAGATATTATTAGTTTCTTTAACTCTGAGGTTGAAGCACTTACAGGCTATAAATCTTCTATTGATGTTAAAGAGACCGATGCTATTAACTTGGAGTCTATTAACCAGTTAATAAATTTTGATACAATTTTAAAAGATTATGATACCGAGATATATAGACATAAAGTCTTAAATTGGTAAATAAGGGAGGGCATAAGATATGCCATATGTTGATGATGATCCTACCGCAAATTATACCCCTGGCGATATGGGTGGTAATGTGCAGGTGGATAATAAAAATACTACAAATGGATATAGTGGACATGGATATACTGGGAATTCTGGCCAGACTAATGTGCAAGTTAATAACTATAATAACTATCAATCTACTTCTACTCCTTATACTAATACATATACTGAACAAAGTGTAAATCCGGATTATAGAGATACTGATAATGATAATATATTAGGAGAATTTGTATTTTCAATAGCTCTTATAGCTGTTGCATTCATTGTTCCACATATATTTTTCGGAATTAAGAAACTCTTAAAACGGTTACACTGGTTATCGCCAAGAGTTCTTAAAATGATAGATAGACTAGAAGTTGTTTTCCTTAAGGTAGCAACAAAACTATCTAACAGAGGAGTTGGAAAAGTTTTACATACTAAAGGTCCTTTACAAGGTCATGAGTCTGCGTTTATAGTTAAAGATACTTTAGACGAATCTCTTAAAGAGAAACTTTATGTAGCTCCTGATCTCCCTGGTGAGGAAAGTTATGTTCCACCAACTATAGAAGGTGAAGGGTACGCAAATACAAATGTAGAAGCTAGTATGCAAACTATAAATACTTCTGGTAATTCATCTGTAAAACAAGAAGTAAAAGAAGATTTTAAAGAATTTACAGCAGATGACTTACATTTTAAAACAGAAGTAGACGAAGATGACCCAAGTGATCCACACGCTATAATAAGAAAATATCTTAAG